ACGAAGTTGCGGGCGCTGTGCGGACGGAACCGAATGTAATCGGTATTCAGCATGAACGCCGTACCGGCCGGGCAGAAGCCGCCGATACCACCATCCAGAACGCAGTCAGCATCCATGTACTTGATGGTCGGGAAGCCCAGGTTTCCAACGTCGGGGTTGGTGAACCTTTGCTGTGCTTGCAGGGATGCCACGTAAGCGGCCCAGACAACATTGTCCATCGGGATCAGGTCGGGGCGGTCAGCGCCACGGACCAGCTGTGCCCAAAGAGCATTCATGTCGGCTTGGATTGTGGCCGCGCTGGCGACGTTCCGCAGCTTGGACCGCCAGAAGGTCCAAGTAACGCGGTCAATGCCACCGTAAACGCCAGTCGTGGGATCGAACGGAACCGCCGCGTTCAGACCAGTGATTTCCTTACCACCGGAGCCCGTGCCATCGCTGTAGATACCACCAGCGACGAGGTTCTTCATGGTGGATTCTGCCACGTCGATGCGGGCAGCGAGCAAATCAATCATCTGCTCCGGGCCGGCATTCTGTAGCAATTCCAGACCGGAAATGACCACCGGGCAAGCGGCCTGCTTGATATCGAACTGGGCCGCGGAAAGCACGTCCTGAGCCGCCACCGGAAGCAGGTCATACCCGCTGTACCAACCGGCGTTGCCGTTTTCGGCAAAGGATAGTTCTTCGTAGATCAGGCGACCGCCTGAGAAGGTGCGCATTTTGCCCTTCTGCGAAAGCCGCATCAGGAGCGCGTTGTTTTTGGTCACGTTGTCCGCAATCTTTTTCGTGCGGGATTCAATCGTGGTAGTGATGATATCACTGACATTCGGGAAGGCCATTTGGATTCTCCGGAGGAAAGGTATGCCCACTTTCGCAATTCGGAGGTTAGCTCCCCGGAAACTGACCGCGCGGTGTCGGCGGTCGGCCCCGAGCCTCCATCCTAGCGAGCCGGGGCCGACGTGTCAAGCGTGTTTCAGCGCCCGGAAACAGAGGCGTTCCATGCCTTCCGGACGGTATCGTGCAAATCGTCCCCCTCCCCCGGCTGCTCGTTCCCATACTCCAAAGGGGCGGAACGGGGAGTGACTACCGCAGCCGCGCGCTGTTGGCGTATCTGCACCGGGTTCTGAACCTGCACCGGTTGATTGCCGCTTGCGGCCTGTATGTAATATGGCCGAATCTGCGGGTTACGCCAGCACGCAAGCTCATAGGCGTCCTGATAGGTTTCTGCATATCCATATTCAATCAGGTCTGCCATGTCATCGCGCACATGCTCTAGGTACTCATGGCCGGGCTCTTGTGCGAAGGCATTTAGCTCGCTATCTGCCGCCTGTTCCTCGACCTGATTCTTCCATTGCTGTAGCTGCTGGAATTCCTGCACAAACTGAGGCGGGAGGGCGGGCGGAGTCCTATGGTATTGGTGCGCCTGATTCAGCATGGCGTTTAGCTTGCCGCCCATTGCCCCGTCAAGGGCTCCGCGCATGGGCACGCCGAACTGATCCGCAAGGGCCAGAAGTAGCGAAACCCGCTGAGCGGGATTGCCGAGCCGCAAAGTCTGCTCAGTCTGGATGAGACTATCCAGATAGGCGCGGGGGTCTTCTTGGATATGCTCAAAGTACGGAGCATAGGGCTGGACCGCTTGATAAATCTGCTCCATCGGTGCGTAATACTGCTGTAGCTTTTGGACGCCCGCAGCGGTATCCTGTTCGCGCCGCGTGATTTCCTCCCGGATATCCTGCGGGATGTTGCTCCACTTGCTTTTCATTTCCGGCCGCCAACCAGCCGGCGGCTTTGCGGGGTCAAATTGAAGCTCCCCCTGCGATTGCGTGCCTACTGGCGGTTGCTGTGTTCCCGGCGCGGGAGGCTGGCCCGGAAGCGGCTGCTGCTGCGTTGGCTTTGGCGGCTGCGGCTGTTGCTGCGTTGGCTCAGCGGGTGATTCCTGCTTTGACCGGAACTTGCCATCCGGGCCGCGCGTGGGGCCTGTTTCCCCATCAGGAAAGACAGGCGGAAGAGTTTCGGAGGTAGGATTGACAAAATCGCTCTCTCCGGGCTGTGGAGTTGCACCCTGCTGACCACCCTCTGTTTGCATGGCAGCTAGGATATCGTCATGTAGATCACCCATTGGGGATTTCCTCAGTATATTCTGCGGGGGACGGTTTGTAGCCTTCTTCCAGCTTTTGAATCGCCTTTTCCATGTCTGCGTTCAGGTCTTTCTTTCTCTCTTCCTCTGGTGCCTGATTCCATCGCTGCTCAGTGAACTTTTTAACGGCCGCTTCATCATAGCCGTCATGCAGGTTTAGCACGTTGTTCCGCTTGTTGTGTTCCTGTAGCTCCGTGGAGGTAGTAATTACAGAGCCATCTACGGGGGAGACAAATGGCTCGAAATTACCCTTGGAAAAGATGCGTACCGGAGTGAGAACCCGAACTGCGGGCTTACCGCATTCTCTACAGTGAAGAGTGGGGTCCTCTACATAGGCAGCTAAAGAGCATACCCTTTCAAAGTCTCTTTTGCACTCTTCACAGTGATAGGTATAGATCATGGCTTAATACTTCGTCATTCCGGGAACCCTGCTGCCGCGCGAACGGCCGCCCCTAAGTGCGTTAACTCTGGCCCTCTTCTCATCATCTTCATGGGCCTCAAACTTCTGGCCCACGGACTGAGGAATACCGACCTTCTTTGCGAACTGTGGATTATGGGCCACAGCTTGCATCAAACGCTCTTGTTTTTCAGATTCATATGGCATGTTAAACTCCCGGCGGCGGAGCCTCATTATTGTTTGCTGGAATTCCTGCTCTCTGCGCATCCTGCAAACGCTCCGACACAAACCGAGCCTCGTTCTGTCGGCCTTCTATCACAGCCCGATCTTCCCGCTGCTGGGCCTCAATTGCACTCATCTTTTCCTTATGCTGCAATTCCATTGCGTACAGTTGCGTTTTGAACTGTAGCTCAGCCGTGAACTTATCCTGCATGAACTTAAGCTCTGCGGCCTGTGCCTGTTGCTTCATCTGGGCTTCCTGCTGTTTGATCTGCATATCGGCCTGCGCCTTCGCCTGCTCAGCCTTGGCCTTTTGCTGCTCCGGCGTTTCCTCAGGCGGAGCGTCTTCGGCTTGCTTGGCTTTTTCAGCCAGCATTTTGATGCCTTGGTCAATAGCGCCCTCAAGCTCTGCGGAACCCTTGAATCCGACGATGGCAAACTTGATAGCCTGTGCCAGTAGCGGGCCCATTGCCGGCTGTGCTTCAACCGCCGGAACCAACGCTTGCAGGTAGCCGCTCAGGACTTCAATGAAACCGACCCTTTGCTCCTGTTGCAGCGCCCAGTCTTCCTGAGTAAGCGAATCGGCCTGAATATCAATGGTATATTTGGACATGAAGTCCGAACGAAGCAGCTCCAAAGCCTGAGGCACATAGGGCTGATCCGGAGGCGGCAAAAGACCGCATACCATTGACAGCTTTGCATCGCTATACAGCTGCGCCATCATTTCGCCCATGATTCGCAGCGTATCGCGCACAAAGAATGCCACGTCACGCTGATAGGCATTCATGCGCACGCTGGCAAACTGCGCCTTGATCTGCTGCGCCTTGGCTGTTTCGTACTGATTGCTGCTGCCCCGGATGATATCCGCCATGCCGGTGATTTCAAACAGCTGCTCTTTCATAAAGCCATAGGTTGTGACCAGCTGTTGCAGCACTTGTGTAACCGTTTCCACGGGGAACCAGCTGATAGCTCCGGATACGCCGCCCTTTTCGGCAAACATGGCCCAGTTATCAACCGGAATCAGCTTGTTTTCAGCCCCGTCCAGAATCCGCCCAATGGCAGGCGTGGAAGAGTCATAGCAGCCAGCTACCCGGACAGCCTCAATGATGAGGTTGATTCGCGCATATAGGATATCCATTTCCATGTATTGGTCCTGCGCGACATAGTAATCCGGGATTGGCAGGAATTTACTTGTCGGCGGGCTCGCGCAAAGCGGCTTCGGGAAAGGCCAGAAGTTGACAAGTTGATAGGGGTCTTCATTCTCGTCCAGAATCTCACCACCGGGGGTAAGATGGTAGACCACTTTCTTCTTCTTATCCCACATCTGGATAACGCTTACTTTGCCCTCGTTAATTGCATCAGACGCGAGGCTCAAACCAGCACTCCGGTCGAAGTCGGCTTTTCCGGTCAGGGCCTTGTCGCCCCAACGCTCTTTGGCCTCATCCTTTTCAACGTGAAGGATGCGACCCGCCCAAGTGACCTGTTCCCATGCCTTTTGCGG